GGATTCGACGAAACCAAGTCTCCCTTCCTCGCTCTGCGAATGATCCGAGTAGATGGAGAAGACTATGGCCGTGGCTATGTGGAGCAGTACCTTGGAGACCTGAAGTCTCTCGAGGCTCTGACCCAGGTCATCGTCGAGGGCGCTGCTGCTGCTTCCAAGGTGCTGTTCCTTGTGAACCCCAACGGCACGACCAAGGCGTCCACCCTGGCCAAGGCTCCCAACGGAGCGATCCGTGAAGGCAGTGCTGGTGATGTGTCTGTGCTTCAGACTGGCAAGCAGGCCGACTTCTCTACGGCTCTGTCCACCATCAACGCCATCTCTGAGCGTCTGTCTTATGCCTTCCTGCTGACCGAAGCCAGCATCCGCAATGCTGACCGCGTCACAGCTGAAGAAGTCCGTCTGGTTACCCAGAGCATCGAGCGCCAGTTGGGCGGCATCTACAGCCTGCTCTCGCAGGAGTTCCAGTTGCCCTTGGTCTACAAGATGATGGAGCAGATGGAGCGAGAAAAGCGCCTCCCCAAGGTTCCCAAGAAGTTCGTGACTCCTGCTATTGTCACGGGCATTGAAGCCCTTGGGCGAGGCAACGACCTCAGCCGGCTGGATGTGTACCTCCAAGGCATCGGTCAGATCCTTGGTCCTCAGGCCATTCAGCAGTATGTGGATGTCCGCGAATACCTCACTCGCCGCGCTGCTGCTCTCGGCATCGAGACCAATGGACTGGTCAAGACCGAAGAACAGCTCAATGCGGAACAACAGGCCGCTACATATAATCAGACCATGCAGCAGACCATGCCGGCGCTTTCGTCGGCGGCTGCTCAGGGTATTATGCAGCGAGCCCAAGCTCAACAGGGCTAATAAGGATCACATATGGACCGAATCGAAATCCGAACTTCCCCCGCACCCGCTGAGGCTCCGACCGCCAATGCACAGTCACCCACTGCTAACGCTCAGCCTTCCGTTCCAACGGCTGCCCCGACCGACAGTGTTCGTCCTCAGTGGCTGCCTGAGAAGTTCCAAAGCCCAGAAGATCTCGCTAAGGCGTACTCCGAACTGGAGTCGCGGTTCACTCAGGCGAATCAGTCGAATACGCAGGTGGAGAAGGCGGTCCAAGCCGCTGGCCTGACTCCCGAAGACATCGCCCCCATGAGCGAGGAGTTCGCTACTACGGGCCAGTTGTCGGATAAGAGTTACAAGATCTTCGAGAGCCGTGGCATCCCCCGTCAGATGGTTGACTCGTTCGTGGCTGGCCAGAAGGCTCTGGCTGACGCTCAGGTTGGCCAGGTCTACTCGGCCACTGGTGGTCAGGAGCAGTATCAGGAGATGATCTCGTGGGCTGGAGAGAACCTCCCTCCCGATGAGATCGAGGCATTCGATAACCTGATCGAGAGTGGCAACCAGTCTTCGATCCTGATGGCTGTGCGTGGCCTTCACGCTCGGTACTCCGCGGCCAACGGCCGGCCCAATCTTCTTCAGGGCACTTCGGCTACCACGGGATCCTCGGCTTACCGTTCGCTGGCTGAGTTGACCTCGGCCATGAAGGATCCCCGTTACAAGAGCGACCCCGCCTATCGTAAGGATGTGGAAAATCGTCTCCGTGTCAGCGATATCTTTGGAGGTGCATGATGAAGCCCGGATACAAGACAAGCGAGTTCTGGCTCTCCCTGTTCGCATGCGCTATTGGCGCGGTCCAGGCTTCCGGCCTCGTCCCCGCAGAGAGCATGTGGAATCAGCTGATTGGTACTGCCGTGGTGGCTCTGGTTAGCCTTGGCTACACCGGCGCTCGCCTCAGCATGAAGAAGCCCACTGAGTGACCGGGCTTGTACCTGCTCTCTATGCTCTCTTCAAGGCGTTACTTGACGCTTGGATTGAGAACGCGAAGAAGCCTACTACGGCTTCCGAGTCTCCTCCTTTGCCTCCTGACTGGCGTGAGCGGTTTGCTCGCGGCATGCAGCGGCTCAAAGGTGGTCCTCGTTGAACCCTCAAGAACTCTTGTAAGGCTTGGCCCCGATGTACGGGGCCATGTCTATTACTGGGATGGATCCGCGTGGATCCTCTCCCAGAACGCTGTGACCCTGCCCGAAGGGTGGTATGCAGGGTCAGTCCCAGGTTTGGAAGATGAAGTGAACCCTCAGCCCGTTACGACGGACAACTGATGCTCCAGTTCATGGCTATCCGACAACCCTGAAATTCAACATCACCCACATCAATTTACTGGAGCACTTAAATGGCTTATCTTGAAACTACTCCGTCCCGTCTGGGACAGAGCAACCTCACTGGCGGTTCGTATGCGAACGACAATGCCCTGTTCCTCAAGCAGTTCGCTGGCGAAGTTCTGACCACCTTCGAGATCGAGAATGTGATGATGCCTCTGCACACCGTGCGTAGCATCAGCAGCGGCAAGTCGGCTCAGTTCCCGACCACCGGCATTGCAACCGCTGGCTACCACACTCCCGGCGAGTCGCTGATGACCACCTCGGGATCGTCCACCACTACTAGCAAGTACCTGTCGCGCATTCCGCACGCTGAAGTTGTGATCAACATCGACGACATGCTGATTTCTTCTGCTTTCATCGCCAACATCGATGAAGCCAAGAATCACTACGATGTCCGCTCGATCTACTCGACGGAAATCGGTCGTCAGCTGGCGTATGTGGCTGACAAGAACCTGATTCGCTCGGTGATTGCAGGTGCTCGTGCAACGACTGATCGTTTCGGTACTCCCGCAACGACCAGCACCTACTACCTCGGCTCTTCGATTGAGTACAACGCTGAAGCGACTGCTGGTACGGCTCTCGAGGCCGAACTGGTCAAGCCGTTCTTTGAGGCGGCTCAGAAGATGGATGAGAAGGGCGTGCCCAGCAGCGACCGTTATGCTGTGGTCACCCCGGCGTTCTACTACCAGCTCATCAATGTCAACAAGGATGTGATCAGCCGTGATTTCAATCCTGAGGGCAACGGCAGCAAGGCTGGCGGCTACATCGTTCAGATCGCTGGCATCAAGATCATGAAGTCGAACAATGTTCCGACGACGGATGAGACTTCGGTCACCAATGTCCACGGTGATGCCGGCGTGGCAAACAATGTGTTCGGAAGCAGCAACGGTTACGGTCAGGTCAGCTTTGCCAAGACGAAGGGCGTCATCTTCCATCGTGAGGCTGTGGGCACTGTGAAGCTGATGGACCTGGGCGTGGAGAGCGAGTACAGCATCGAGCGTCAGGGCACGCTGCTTGTGGCTAAGTACGCCATGGGCCACGGCGTCCTCCGCAACGAGTGCTGCTACGAGATCAAGGACGATTCGTCGGACTGATCGTCGCTAGTTAGTTAGACCCAAGGGGGTGGGCATCGAAAGGTGCTCACCCCTTTTTCAACCAAGGAGACACCATGGCTCTCGGAAAGACCACTGAACTCGACGCTGTGAACACGATGCTCTCCATCATCGGAGAGCCTCCGGTAAACTCCATCTCCGGCACTGGCCGCGCTGACGCTCTTATTGCCACCAACATCCTGACCGAGGTCTCTCGGGAAGTCCAGGGTGCAGGGTGGCATTTTAATACCAACCGGGATGTCGAGATGGTCCCCGACCAGTACGGCAAGATCTACCTGGCTGACAACATCGTTCGAGTCAATATCGAGGAGCCCAACCAGAGCACCAATATCGACATCGTTGTCCGTGGCTCCTACCTGTACAACCGCAAGGAGCTGACCGATGTCTTCTCCTCGTCGATCAAGGCAACGGTGATCTACCTGTTCGACTTCGGTGAACTGCCTGAGGCAGCCCGTCGCTACATCATGATCCGTGCAGGCCGCATCTTCGGTGACCGCATGGTCGGCTCTGAGAAGCACAACCGGTTTACCACGGTAGACGAGTACAAGGCTCTCGCCGACATGAAGGAATACGAGTGCGACACTGGCGACTACTCCATCTTCGACAACTATGACATCGGAGTCATCGTGGATCGAACCAATGTGGCCCGTCGAGTCAACTTCTGATGTCCCTGATTACCACAAGCATCGCTAACCTCGTCGGGGGAGTCTCTCAGCAGCCTTCCTCGCTCCGCCTGCCCAACCAGTGCGAACGCCAGGAAAACGCGGTGGCCTCGGCTTTCGAGGGTCTCATCAAGCGACCGCCGGCTGAGCATGTGGCTGTCCTGAAGTCTGGTGGATCCGAGATCACCTACGACTCGGCCTATGTCCACATGATCGACCGTGACGCTACCGAGCGTTATGCGGTGGTCTTTGGGCGGAGCGGGTCTTCGGCTTACATCAAGGTCTACGACATCAACGGCGTCGAGAAGACCGTGTCTGCCCCGGATGGCTTGGGGTACATCAACGAAGCGGATATTGATACGAAGTTGCGCTGCGTGACTGTGGCTGATGTGACCTTTGTTCTCAACCGCAACAAGACTGTCTTGGCGTCTAGTACCCTCTCTCCGTACACCCGTGGACTCTCTGCTCCTACTGGGGCTAACGCCCATAGGCAGGCACTGCTGTGGGTTCGTCAGACCAACTACGGTAGGAACTACGCATTCAGCATCACCGCTAATGGGGTTGAGTACACCTATTCCTACAGCACTGGAACTGGAAACACGGACGCTATTGGCACAGACTTGATTGCCACCAAGTTGGCCGAAGGAAGTTCGCATGACGGAAACGGATTGGCGAATGCTACCTATGCGGCTGGTACGACGACTATTGTCCTCAAGACCTATAGCGGAAGTAACCCGGTTGCTGGAACAAAGGTGGCCGGCAGAAGTATTCCTCCAGATACAACTGTCACAGCCCATACTAACAACGGCGGCAATGTACATACAATTACCCTAAGCAGAGCACTGTCTGGCCCTCTAGCCGCCGATTCTCCGGTGTTCGTCTGGCTTTCTACTAAAACAATTCACCGCGGCTACTCATCCGACCCCATTGCAAACATTGGAGTAAAGACGCACGACAACATCCTCTGGGTCTACGCAGATGATTACGCTAACTCATTCGCCATCTCCTCGTCAGACGACTTTGGCGGAGACGGAATCAAGCTGAGTAACAGCGAGGCAGCATCGTTTGATTACCTCCCAAACTCCGCCCCACATAACTACCTCGTAAAGGTCGTTGGAAGCGGTGGAACAGCGGCTGACGACTACTGGGTGGTGTTCAAGCAGTCTGGGGCTCAGAGCAGTACCGAAATCCGACCTGGAAGTTGGGTTGAGTCCATGGCTCCAGGCATCGAGTACAAGCTGGATGACGCCACGATGCCCCATGTGTTGATCCGTCAGTCCAACGGCACATTCATCTTCAAGAAGGCAGATGGCGCAAACGGCTATCCAGACTTTGACTGGGAAGACCGAGTGGTTGGTGATGACGACTCCAGCCCGTTTCCGGCATTCGTGGACAACAAGATCCGGGACATCAACTTCTTCAAGGATCGTCTGGTGGTTCTGTCTGGTGAGTACATCACCCTGAGCGAAGTCGGTAACCCCTTCAACTTCTGGGTCACTACGGTCCAGAACTTGGTGGACACCGATTCGATTGAAGTCGGCTCCACTCAGCCATCGGTCATGGACTTCAAGTCCAGCGTGGTGTTCAGCGACCGACTCGTGGCCTTCACTCCCAAGACCCAGTTGACCCTGAAGGGCGAGAACATCCTGAGTGGTCGGACTGTGTCGCTGACTCAGTCAGCCTCCTACGAGAACCTTGACTGCTCCCCGGTGGCCTCTGGAACCAGCATCTTCTTCGCGTTCAACCGCGGGTCTTTCTCTGGCATCCGAGAGATGTTCATCTCCAACAGCCTGGATCTCCAGTTCGATGCCACGGATCTGACTGTGCAGGTTCCCCAGTACCTGACCGGAACTGTCGTGAAGATCGTGGCCTCTACCCACGAGAACTTCCTCGTCACCCTGTGTAGCGGAGACCGTTCCTCCTTGTTCGTCTACAAGTACTACAACCAAGGTGACCAGCGGATCCAGTCGGCGTGGTGCAAGTTCACCTTCCGGGATTCCTACATCCTCGACATGCAGTTCTTGGACACCGTGCTGTACATCGTGATGAAGCGCGGGTCGTCCACGGTCATCGAGAAGATCCGTCTGGAGAGTGGCCTGAAGGACACGAACAGCTCCTATGTCACGACCTTGGATCGCCGGCTGGACCAGAGTGGCGTTACGGCTTCCTACAACTCTGGGACTGGCCTGACGACCTACACCCTGCCCTACACCATTACGACCAATGCGTCCATGGTTGTGGTGACCAAGAGCGGCCTGAGCCTGGCGACCACCAAGGCGTCCAGTACGACCCTGACTGTCCCCGGCAACTTCACCACGAATGTGTGGATCGGGGACAAGTACACGATGATCTACCAGTTCTCTGAGCCGACCCTGAAGACCCCGGTTCAGACCGGAGGTATCGCCACCATCGCAGCCGGCAGGTATCAACTGCGGTACGGAACCGTCTCCTACGGCAACTCGGCGTTCTTCAAGGTCAAGGTTGAGGTGGACGCTGGATCGACATTCTCCTACGACTTCACTGGTCGCAATGTGGGCGACCTGAACAACACCATCGGATCCGTCTCCATTGGATCCGGCGACTTCAGGTTCCCTGTGTATTCTCGTAATACCCAGGTCAAGATCTCGATTGAGAATGACTCCCCGTTGCCCAGTAACCTATTGTCTGCCGAGTACGAAGCCCTCTTCTCTGAGCGATCTACCCGTCGTTGACACAGCTCATCCAGAGATCCGCGACACTGATCGATTGCCACCATGTGGCTAATCACATCCGAGCCGAGGACAGGGCTGAGGTGGCCTCATTGGGCAAGACTCCACTTGAGTCCATATTGCAGGGCTACCTGTACGGAGATAAGAAGTGGGCGCTGCTTATCGACGAAGAGCCCATCGCCATCTGCGGGACAGTTCCGGTATCCAAGGGTATCGGTGCAATCTGGCTGCTCGGTACTGACAAGTTGTTCACCCACAAGGTGGCCTTCATTCGGCGGAACAAAGAGTTGCTATCCGCCGCGTCTGACGGCTACGACATGCTCTGTAACATCGTTGACTCGAGAAACGAACTCCATATCCGTTGGCTTCGTTGGCTCGGGTTCTCCTTCATTCGTTCGACGACCGAAAGGTCTGTCGATGGAACCCCCTTCTACGAGTTTGCAAAACTAACCCATGTGTGACGCAACCGGAATTGCCCTTGCCTCTCTCGGCGTCGGCGTTGCCACCGCTGGAGCCGGTATTGTTGGTCAGAATCAACAGTACGGCAATGCAGTGGACGCTCGTAATGCCGCTGACGCCTTTGCCAAGCAACGGTATCTAGAGAACGCCAAGGAGACCCAGAGGGATGTCTCTCAGCAGATCGACACCCTGCGTCTCCAGCATGAGCAGGTCCGCATGCAGACCGCGGCTCAGATCAAGGCCGTCTCTGACGACGCTCGTAAAGCCATCGGTGTCACCACAGCTCGCAACGCTGAGCGCGGAATCAAGGGCCGCTCCTCTACCGATCAGTTGGCGGAGTTCGAGCGAGACTTCACCGAGTTCGAGAACCTCCGTCTTCAGGAACTGAAGGACCGCGGATACCAGATGAACCTGGAGACCCTTGCGATCCGCAACCGTGGCCAGAGCATCATCAACTCCGGTATTCCTCAGCCGCTCCCGAACATCCTCCAGCCCAGTCCTCTTGTCCCTGTTCTTCAGGGAGCAACGGCTGGCTTGGGTGTCGCAAGCAGCCTGAATACCATCGCCAACAGCGACATGATCAAGGGCTTGAATACGGCGTCCATTACGGACCCCGGAGCAGCCTCGGCCATGTCTCCCTCCACCAGCGCCTTCTACAAAGCGCCAGGAGCCTAATCCATGTCACAGATCCCAAACGCCGCGTACAACCCCACAGCAAACCCCGTCTCCAGTTCGGTGTCGTTCGCCGGCTCGGCCCCAGTTCCTCAGCAGGTCCAGATCGGCGCAGGATGGGGAGACCTGGGCGCGGCGTTCTCCGCCTTCAGCCAGACTCTGGCCGGCGTCTTTACTCAGGTCACCAAGATTGACCGACAGAAGGCCATGGAGGAAGGCGAGCAGAAGATGCTGGCTAACCGGACCAACTACCGAAAGATGGTTGAGTCTGGTCAGATCGACCCGGTCGAGAACCCTTGGGAAGCCCTTGGAGCCGCCTCTGCTGACGCCACGATGCACGCTGATCGCTGGAAGACCAAGGTGCGAGCGGAGTACCAGCAGCGCATCATGAGCGATCCTGGGTTTGCTACGAGCGTTGGAGCAGCCGAAGACTTCATCAACCAGCGCATGAAGACCGAGTTGGACAGCGGACTGGACAACCCGGTGTGGCAGCGGACCTTCATGAAGGACACCTCGGCCTTTGTGACCAACATGTCAATTACCCACGCTGATGAGGTGGTCAAGAATCGCCGCCTCCGGGCTGAAGAAGGGTTGGTCACTGGAATCCTGTCTGACTACAAGGACTGGAGCGCAGTAAAGGGCGATACTCAGATCCCTCTGCATGAGCAGTTCAACGCTCGCAAAGATGAGTACTACCAGACCTATGGAACTCAACTCACTCAGTCCGCGCTGACAAAGGTCTTCATCAAGCTCCGAGAAGAGAGTGGAGACGATCCAGCAGTGCTCGAGGAGTTGAGTAAGGTGACACTGGGTACAGGTCCGTTCACTTCGACCGCTGCTTATAAGGCGGCTGAGGTGGCCAGTGCAAACGATCTGACCAAGTCTCGTCAGACACGAGACGCCAAAGAACTGTCCTCTTGGCTTTCAAGTTCGCTTATGTCGGGTGAAGATGTGAGTCCACAGGCAATGAAGGCCAAACTAAAGGCTATTCGTCCTGGAATCCCCGAGGATGAGCTAGCACAGATCACTACGGCTGTTAGCAAGAACATTGAGCCGATGCGGACGCAACTTTATGATGGGTTTAGGGGTAGTCTAGTTTCTGCTACTGCTAAGCAGATGCTCAAGGCGTACATGCCTGACGCCAACGGAAACATCCCTATGGACTTTGCCTCCATCAAGGCCAGGGATCCGAAGCAGACAGAACTTTCTCTTATGGGCCAACTCAACGCAACCAGGGCTCGTCTTGGTATGCCGTTGTCTAAGGATGCCTCGGAAGAGCAGGCCAAGATTCTCCACACTCTTGCAGTTGTCTCAGCCTCTGAGGATGTTCGCAAGGTATCTATGGGGCTGAAGGATCAGAACGGAAACCCTGATTACGCTGCTCGTGCAGGAATGAACACTACTTGGGCTGTTCAGGCTGGTACTCAGAATCCAGACATGTCTGAGATTGAAACGGCTGTCCAACTGTTTAGGCAAAGTCCTTCTCCAGAAGCGGCGAAGAGCTTTATCCCCGCAATGACTTTGGGGTGGCACACCTACAGAGCCGCCAAGGCTCGTGGGGCTTCTCCTAAGTCAATCGGGATGACCGAAGAAACCGAAGCGTTCTTCGAGTCTATGAATTCCACCCTGAACGCAAACGGAAGCATTGAAGCAGGAATGATGAACGCTAGTGCTCAAGTTCCGCGTGGAGTCCCAATCCCAGCAATGATGACGCCGGATGACATTGCGACTTCTGCTGTAGCGCATTTCAACGGATACTTCACTAGCAAGGGTACTGCTGTTCGACAGGCCGATGATGTTCAGCCATATCTCATAGCGGAAATGTCCCGCCCCGAGAATCGAATGAGGGGAGCAGACGCAAGAAAGGCCGCGGTTGAGAATTTCTTGACCAAGCATGCGCTTGTCTTGGACAACGGAACAGTCGTCATGAAGCCGGAATTCGTCAATGCTGCAACACAGTCATTCACGAGCCCAGGGCCTTGGAATACTCTTTCATCCGCCTACAAGAAGGTACTTAGCGCCAAAGACCCCACTATTCAGGGTGTGAAGTTTAAGTCTCTTGCAAACGGCAAGTACTATGTTCAGGTGTATCGAGCCGATCAGTCGTCTAGCGAACTTTCCTCAGACGCCATTGCAGAACTCAACGCTAACGGCCTAACTGCGTCATTCTCTCTTGACGAAGCAAACGATGTTTACATCAAGAGTAAGATCAAGGAACAAGGTTCGGTTGACGAGGTTCTGAAGAGTATGCAAGACTACAGCCAAGCCTTCCGATTTGTGGATCCCATCTAAACATGAGTCAATTTCAATACGGACAGCCAGCCACCAGTGACCCAATGCTTCCAGCATTTCAGGTTCCAAGCCCTGCTCCACTTCCGCCTAACCCACTAACCGCCGATCAAGAGACTGCGGCTGCAATCAGCAACGCGGCTGCTGAGCCGAATCTGTGGACGGCCCTTACTCAGCAGACGATGCTCAACGACATCTCTGACTTTGCTGTTCGTAAGTGGATGGGCGGAGAGACTGAAATAGGATGGAGGCAAAAGCACGACATCAAGACGCTGTTCGAGGGTGTTGCTCCAGAGTTTCACGACGATCTACTCGGTGAGTCGTCGTACTTGGATGCACTTCATGTCAAAGACTCAATCGCCATGAAGATGGCCGCGGCTGACAAGGTTGCTCAGTATGGCGCTGCCGGAGCATTTGCTCAGTTCGGAATTGGCATCGTGGAGTTTGCCCCTTTGATGGCTGTTCCAGGATCCGGTGCTGCCATGGCCTTCATGGCTGGCGGTACTGATGCTGTATCGGTAAGCAATGCAGCCCGTGTAGCCATGGCATCTGGTCGAGCTGCGGAAGCCACAAAGATCGCCAGTCGAATCGGCGTTCTCCGCCGTCTCGCCTACGGTGGCATTGCAGGCTCTGCTCAGGGCGTGGCGTTTACCGCGGTAGACTCGTTGTTCAATCCTACAGTCGAGTCTGAGGATGTACTGCATGCCGCTTACTGGGGCGCTGGTCTTGGTGGAGGTGTCAATGCCTTCTTCGGCAAGGGCATCATTCGTGACTACATGGTCAAGCATGCTCTCAAGTACGAGAAGCAGCTCCAGTCCGCCGGTAAGGAACTTGCTGTCCGATTCAACGCCGACAATGTGATTGAGCAGGTGGCTCAGCGATTCGGTATCGCCGAGACTGACGCTAGGAATATCATCGTGGGAGCCAGGCTCCTTGAGAACCCCGTTGCAGGCACGGGGCTTGAGGTTGCTGTTGCTGGCCCCAAGGCTCGCCTGCGCCGCGGTCAGGTGGTCATGGAAGAGACCATTATTACAGATGCGGCTGGCGTGGAGAAGGCCAAGGTGCAGCACCTGAATGACGGAAAGATCGTCATCCGGGCACTGACCGAGTCCAAGAGCGGAGACTCCTTTGTCCGCAGTATGGCAGAGACCCTGCGTGCCCGTATCTTCACGGAAGAGAACGGTCTGCTGAGCAACCGTGAAGTGCTGATCATGGACGCCTTCACCCGAGGTGACCTCCCGGCCATCTCTCGTCTCGTCCCAATTACTGAGACGGTGGAGGCCGGCATTGGTCCTCACCCCAAGGACATGCGTCTTGGCCTGAATCTCACCGACAGTGAGCGTCAGACTGTGACTCAGTCTCCAGCACTGGCCGGCGCTCGTCGTGATCTGGGCCGTGCACGATCTCTGCTTCAGCAGGCCATCGAGAAGTTCCAGAAGGTCATGGACGACGCTAGCGCCATGCTGACCGAGGCTGAGACCGAGGAAGCCTTGGCTGCCCATGAGTTGGCCATGTCCAACACGCCGGAGTACCAGGCCGTCTTGAAGGCCAGTGCTCGAGCCAAGGACGCTGCCAAGAAGGTGGCTGAACTTGAAGCCCCTGAGGTCACCGCCAACATCAGGAAGATCATCGAGGCTCGCCGTGCAGTGCTGGAGAAGCTCCAGGCTCAGCAGAAGGCTACTCGCGGATTCCAGAAGACAGAGCGTATTGCCACGGCCACCCTGAATGAGGCCGAGGAGATGGTCAAGAAGGCCAAGGCGGCTTTGGACAACAATGAAGCCAAGACATCTATGGAGATTGCCCGTCTTCAGGATGAACTGACGGCTGCTGAAGAACTCCTGAGTGAGTTCCGTGCACGGGAGTTGGTCCAGCAACTTGGTCAGGCGGCCCATGAGAAGCGCCAGGCTTACGGTCGTGCCAAGAAGGAACTCCAAGACCTCGAGGGTGCGGTCAAGGAAACCAAGCGACTCAAGCGCCGTATCAGCTCGGACATCAAGAAGAGTCTTCAGGAGGCCGCTGACAAGGAAGCCAAGGCTGCTGATGAACTGGCTCAGGCTGAAGAGGCGCTGATCAAGGCTGACCGCGTTGCCAAGGAAGATGCCTACGCTGCGGCTCGCAAGTTGGCCAACAGCATCGAAGAGGATGCCGCTAGTTCAGCCAATAACGCCAAGAACGACATCACGGCTGCCGAGGCCGCGCTGGCTGACGCCGAGATGGCTCTGGCCATGGCTGATCCTGAGTTCATGATCAGGAAGCGGTCTACTCCGCTCAGCGATCAAGAGAAGACTCGATTCCAGGATGCCTTCATCAACTGGCTGACCAAGAACGAGATCCCTGCTGAAGTGCCAGTGAATGCCCGTGCAGAGTTCCAGTCCGCCATGCAGAAGCTGAAGGAGACCCTGATGCGGGTCTATGCCGACGCCACCGATCCTCGTATCGGAGATGTCCCTGTCAGCCCCGAGGTAGACCTGTTCTTCCGAGAGATCTTCATCAAGCACGCCGAGATGAAGGCCAAGACTGTGATGGCTGTTGAGCAGACCGCCATGTTCGCACGCATCTCCGCCCTTGCCTCTGGAGCCGCCGTCTCTGAGAAGCCGGCGAAGCCTGAGGTTACTCCGAAGTCTCTGGACCCAGATTGGAAGGACAACAACCGGGCTGATATCCGTCTGCTTGGCTTTGACATCACCCGTGCTCCGGGCATGCGATTCTTGAACCAGGCTCTGGCCTCGATCAACTCCAAGATCGGTGCTGCCCAGTGGCTTGGTGAGCGCATGATGTGGTCGCGCATCGGACTGATCGATCCCAACGGAAAGATGGTTCCTCAGCGTGCCACGATCAGCGAGTTCTGGACTCGAATCCGTAACCCCATGGAGCACCGCCTCAAGCGGGCCTTCGACAAGGGTTACAACGAGTACATGACTGGCAAGGAGTTTGCCAAGATCAACCCGGCTGAGCGAACCAAGAATGCCTTCCAGCACAAGGCGAAGGAGAAGTTCAGCATTGAGGTCTACAACGAGATCCTGAAGCCTGGCACATCGGAGAGCGCGGCTGTTAAGGCCACCGCCAAGGCATACGCTGAGCACTTTGACCGCATGCGAAAGATCGCCTTGGAGATGGAACTCCCAGGCTTCTCGGCTCTTGACACCAGCGTTGGCTACTTCCCCCGCATGTGGAAGTGGCAGCTCCTCGATGACTTCCTCGCCAACAAGACGAGCGTGGCTGACCTGACCAAGTTGATCAAGAAGTCCATGACCATTCGGATCGTGGAGAGCGCGGATGACCCACTGATTGCTCAGGGTCTGGCCCTGACTGAGGATGGAGCGTGGGCTCTCGCCAACTACACCGCCGAGCGGCTCAGGTCTCTGGCCCGTGGTGAGCAGAAGAATGCGTATCTGGACATGGACGAGATCATGCTCGCTGTGCTGCGAGAGCATGTCCCTGCTCCACGATCCACGGCTGGTGTCAAGGGCACGCCTCACGGCAACCGTCGAATCCCCATGGATGTCACGGTAAAGGTCAAGTTGGATGACGGTCGAATCGTGTCTCTCTCTGACTTCGTCTCTAACGATGTCGCCCATGCAACGGAAACCTACAACCGCTCAGTCTTCGGCGCGATTGCTGAACTTCAAATTGTGGGAGAGTTCCGTGATCAGTTGATCGCCCGTGGCAAGATGACGGCTGAAGAGGCCGGCACGAAGATGACGAAGTGGTCCGATGTGATCACATATGTTACATCGTCTGCCGAAGAGGGGCGCTATGTGACGAGCACGGAAGTTGAGCGAACCGTGGCTTCACTTCAGGAACTGCACGCCCTGCTTCGCCACGCTCCAATGCCGTCGAAGTTGGGCGAAGTCTTCAGCCCCATGGCTGGCCGACTGATGAAACTTGGCTACCTCCAGAATGGTCAGGCATTCGGCCTCGCTCAGTTCCTCGAGGTGTCTCGTGTTCTTGGTCGAACCTCTGCCGCATCGGTCATGAAGCAGATGCCAATCGTCCAAGAGTTGGCCCAGGCTGCCCGTCGTGGCGAGATCCCGAAGGATCAGTTCCCACTGCTGCACTGGATCGACCAGGCTCTGGGTACGGGCGGTGATCGCCTGCGTCGAACCACGCTGGCCATGATTGACTCCCGTCTAGAGAGGTACTCCACGGTGACTCAGCAGGGCTGGTGGCGAAAGGCTGAGAACTGGTTCCGCAATTGGGTGGACCCGAACCTCAACGAGGCTGCGACTGTCTTCTCAGATATCACGGGTCTGGCCCCGCTTACCACGGCTACTCAGCACCTGATTGCCACCTCGATCATCCAAGAGATGTACGACGGTGCTCTGCTCGGTAAGGCCATCTACTCTGATGCCCTGCTGGCTCAGTGGGGCGTCACTCGGGCTGAGTTCGAGATCATGGTGGCTTCTCTTCGTAGGACCGCCAAGGTGAACAAGGTTGGCCGTGTGATCGACTTTGACCACGCCACTTGGGACCAGAACATCTACGGTCGATTCTTGGACTTCATGGAGCGTGGCGTTGTGTCCACCATCCAGGATCCTCCAAGCCGTGGTGACTTTGCGACACCTCTGTGGAATGACCTTAGTCGTCTGTTCCTCCAGTTCCGCTCGTTCAACATCAAGGGCATCAACAACTTCCTGTTGACCTCGGTGCAGCGTCGAGATGCTCGGCTTGCCGTGGAATACTCGGTGTCCATGGGCCTCGGCCTGATGACCCAGATGGCTCGCAAGGCCATCTATGCCCCCACCTACAAGGACGAGAAGGACCAGCAGAAGTACTGGGAGACTTCGTTCTCTCCCCAGGCGCTTGTCGGTATGGCGCTGTCTGGACCAACGGAGAACTGGTTCTTCCTCGCCACGCTGGATCCCATCGCGCAGTTCACGACGGGTAGCCCGATGTTCAGCCAGAATGTCCGCTACTCAGATCGTGGCGGTAGCGTGCTGGACCTCAGCGCAACCCCAGCTGCCGGCGTGATCAAGTCTGTGTATGACGCTGTTTCGGCCCCAGTGCAGTCCCTCCTCATGGAAGATCGGCAGTACACCCAAGGTGATCTCAACAATGTGACCTCCTTGATCTTTGGCCGTAAGTTCATGGGCGTCAATCAGGGATTCAATTACTTTGAGAAGTGGCTCGGCTCCGGTCTTCCCAAGGAAAAGAAGCCGAAGGACTGATCTCTCACACTATAAGGAACCTAAACCAACATGCCTCTTTCATTTACCTCCTATACAGCAACCCCCGGCCAGACCAATTTCGATGTCACCTTCCCTTATCTGTCCACGAGTCACATCAAGGTGCAGATCAACGGTACGGATACGGCGGCCTATACGGTGGTCACTTCTCCGTCAACCAAGGTTGTCCTCAACAGTGGAGCCACTTCCGGCCAGATCGTGAAGGTCTACCGACTTACTCCGGGCCGCTCTGCGTCTCCGAACAATGTCAACCTTGTTGACTTTGTGAACGGATCGGTTCTGTCAGAGGAAGACCTGGATAAGAATGCCAAGCAGCTCCTGTACTTGGTGCAGGAATCCGACGACACCGGCGGCGGAGCCATGCCTTACGACAGCACGCTCTCGGCATACAACGCCAGTGTTGGTGGCTCTAACAAGAAGATCGTCAATGTCACTAATCCGACGAACGCTCAGGATGCAGCGACTAAGAACTATGTCGATGCTCAGGTTGCGGCTGAGCGTACCGCTGCTGCTGACGCTGCAAACCTCGGTGCTGGCACGGTCCCCGACGCTCGCCTGCTGACCACTGGCGTCACCGCGTCCACCTATGGCGACTCGACGACTCCTCTTACGCAGTTCACTGTGGATGCCAAGGGTCGAATCACGGCTGCCTCCGAGCGAGCCATTGCCGCTGGAGATCTCCCGAGTCACACGCACACCGTCAGCAACATCACGGACTTTACTACGGCAACGGACTCTCGGATTGATACGAAGATCGCGGCTAACGCGCTGGCGTTGAACAGCGGTGTGTGGGACGCAGAGAGCCTCCGCATCACCAATGTCAGCACCCCGATTCTGGGTACTGATGCAGTCAACCTGAACTCCCTGTCGAACCTGGCGCTGTACGGTAATGCCGCGGCAACTCCGCAGTACTGGAGTCTGACCACTGGGGCATGGACCAACATTAGCGGATCTGGTGCGAGCACGATTTGGGAGCAGACTCTTACCCTTAGCCCAGCTGCTGTGGGCACTGATCCAAACCTGTTTGTGGTGACCGTGGGTGGCGTCATTCAGACTCCCACGCTTGCCTACCGAATCCCGGCTGCCAACCAGATCACGCTGAGTGCGACTCAGGCGACCACCCCAGGTTCCGGCCTTAGTGTCGTTGTTCGTAACTTTGGCGTTTCGCGTGCCATTGGAGCCGTGGCATCCACGACTACTCCGGGTATGGTGACTGTTGGTAGCAATATCTCGGTCACCGATGGCCTCATCAGCGTTCCTGATGCCACCACGAGCGTCAAGGGTGTGATGTCGGTTGGAACTAATCTCTCCGTCGCCTCGGGCGCAGTGAGTGTGGCCGACGCCACCACGGGTGCAAAGGGTGTGATGCAGGTGGGCACTGGCTTGACTGTTAGTAGCGGCACTGTCTCGGTGTCGCCCACGCTGACCTTCTCAAATACCGGTCTCAAGGTGCAAGACACTAATGCATCTCACGCATTGACTGTCGCTCCAGGTTCAAACCTGTCCGCGAATAGAACCTTGACGGTCACTACTGGAGATGCGGATCGAACCCTCACTCTCAGTGGAAACTTGACTGCATCTGCTGCTGCAACGGTGTCTGGAACAAACACCGGAGATCAGACCATTACGCTTACCGGGGATGTAACCGGAACTGGTACTGGGTCTTTCGCTACCACCATCGCTAACAGCGCAGTGACTACGGCCAAGATGGCGAACTTGGCTGCCAACAGAATCCTTGGTAACTCTACTGGATCCGCTGCTGCTCCATCAGCGATCACCTGTACGGCTGCCGGATTTGCTCTGCTTGACGACGCTGATGCAGCGGCTCAACGGACGACTCTTGGACTGGGAACAATGGCGACTGCTGCCACTACGGACTATGCCGCGTTGGCTGGAGGTGCAGCAGCGTCATTTAGCGGCCCCCCTCTACTTGGAACTGCGGTCTCAGCGTTTACTACCGCCGCAAATCAAATGATCAGTAAGGGGTATCTTCAGTCTGCTGTTTGGATTGCTACGAGCACCGACTACAACAACGCTGCTATTGGTAACGCTCCTCCAACTGGGTGGAGTCTGACGCTTACTGGGACAGACCCAAATAAGGTGCTCACTCTTACCGCTCCTTCATACGGAACTTGGCTTGGAGTCCTTCTTGTTCGGACAACTAACGCACTGTTCTTTCCGCAGCCAATTTCCCTTGCATCCAATGGAGTCTATACCTCGTTTGCCGGTGCAATCCCGTCTAACGCCAGTGGCTGGGCCATGATCATGACTCGACGAGACTAAAAACTAAGGATCCACAATGCCCCTCGACTACATTCAACCTCAGATGACCACAGGCATCCTCAAGACAGCCAACGCTCTCAGCGAGTTGGCCGGCGGTTCAGCGACTGGCTACCAGAACACCGGCTATGGAACGCTTCCTGTTGGTGTGATCATGCCGTTCCCTGGTACGACCATTCCGACCGGGTGGCTGACTTGTCACGGTCAGTCGCTGAGCCGGAGCGTGTACGCCGAGTTGTTTGCCGTCATTGGGACTCAATACGGCTCAGCATCCGGTACGACTTTCAACCTCCCCGATCTCCGCGGTCGAGTGGTGGCTGGACGAGACAACATGGGAGGCACGGCTGCTGATCGTCTTTCAGAAGCAATCCTCGGAGAGAATCCAGCTTCTCTTGGAGCGGCAGGCGGTTTTGAGTACATCGCCACTGTTGAGGCCAGCATTGCCGGCAACGCTGATGTCGTCAGTCAAGACGGCTCTAACCTTCAGCCCACAATCGTGCTGAACTACATCATCAAGGCCAATGTCAATGTGGTGGCTGTGCCATGAACGACGAGTTGTTCCTCGCGCTTGGTCGTCTCGAGGGTAAGATGGATGCGCTTATCCAGATGCAACACATTCAGCAAGAAGAACTCAAGGCGCACGACGCGAGAATCAGGGTCCTCGAGCACGCTCGGGGGACATTTCTTGGGGCCGCTGCGGTCGTTGGAGCGGTCTCTGGAGGCATACTTAACTTTGTACTGCGGAGTGTTCACCTATGACCGAACTAGACAAGATTCTCGGATCCCTCCATACGGCTTTGGCCGCGGATCTTCTTCGGAGGATCCAGGAGGGATCCGCGACTGCTGCGGATCTGTCCGTGGCACGGCAGTTCTTGAAGGACAACGGCATTGACGCGCTGGCTACCCAGAGTGAACCTCTGGCCAACTTGGCTCGCAGTCTGCCGTTCGTCGTTCCTGATGAGGAAGCCGCTTGATTGATCCTCGGATCAAGGACTTCCGTAACTTTCTGTTCCTCTGTTGGGACCACCTTGGTCTCCCAGAGCCTACGGAGGTCCAGTATCAGATTGCTGACTACCTCCAGAACGGCCCGAAGCGTCGAATCATCGAGGCGTTCCGTGGTGTAGGTAAGAGCTGGATCACCTCGGCGTATGTGGTTCACACCCTGCTGCTGGATCCCAACAAGAACATCTTGGTGGTCTCGGCCTCCAAGCAACGATCCGATGACTTCTCGACATTCACCCTGCGGCTCATCGAAGAGATGCCCATGTTGCAGCACCTCCGACCCAAGGAGAACCAGCGCAACTCAAAGATCGCCTTTGATGTCGGCCCAGCCACGGCCAGTCATGCTCCGTCAGTGGTGTCGAAGGGGATCACGAGTCAGATCACGGGTAGTCGTGCGGACCTGATCATTGCCGACGATGTGGAGAGTCTCAATAACTCGGCCACCGTGAATCTGCGAGTCAAGTTGTCTGAGACCATCAAGGAGTTTGAGGCCGTCGTCAAGCCCGGTGGTCACATTGTCTACCTGGGGACACCCCAAACAGACCAGAGCATCTACAACCTGCTGCCTGAAAGAGGCTACGAGATCAAGGTCTGGCCGGCCCGATACCCGGACTCGAAGCAGCGTGTCGCGTATGGCTCTCGGTTGGCCCCCCAGATCTCGAAGGCCATGGAGGCTCAGCCTGA